AGGTCTCTTCTACTGCCCATATGTTCCCCTCCAGATGGTTCGTGCCGTTGGAGAGAACACCTTCCAGCCCAAGATTGGCTTTAAGACTCGTTACGGTCTTGTTGCTAACCCCTTCGCTGAAGGAACCACTCAAGGTCTCGGCGCACTTACTGTTAACGCAAACCGTTACTACAGAAGAGTCAAGGTTCTCAACCTCATGTGATTCAAGTTCACATATTTCACAGAGAGACCCTTCGGGGTCTCTTTTTTTATGTTTGTTAGATAAATAATTTTAAAAAATAAACATGGCAGAAACCAATGCTAAAAATCTGTTTAAAAGACAGATACAGAATAGAAATTTTTTGTCACCTCTTGGATATAAGTTTGTATTAACTAGAGCACCTAAGACTTCATTTTTTGCTAACTCAGCAGTAATACCTGGGATACAACTAGGTGTAACGGAACAACCTAATTATTTGAGAAAAATTCCAGTCCCTGGTGACATTATGGAATTTGAAGATCTTGTCATCAGATTTATGATTGATGAAAATCTTGAAAATTATATGGAAATACAAAACTGGATGAGGGGACTTGGATTTCCAGAGTCATTAAAAGAGATATATGATCTACAAAAACAAGAAGATATTGCTAAGTATTATCCAGATATTTTTAGAAGTGAAATGAATATCTATTCTGATGGAACTCTTTTTGTTCTTACAAATACAGAAGTTAATAATTTTAAAATTAAATTTAAAGGACTATTTCCATATGCACTAACAAACATTCAATTTGATTCTACTCCAGAAGATATTAGATACGTAACTGCAGAAGTCAGATTTAAATATATGATGTATAATATACTAGATAGAAACGATAAACCTCTACACCCATTAAATGTCTTATGATAATTGACCTTGAGAAATTGCAAAAAATGTGGGAGAAAGATTCTGAAATTGATCCAGATAACTTACATCAAGAATCTTTAAATATTCCTATATTACATTCAAAATATTATGAAATATATAATAATATTGTTTTGTTGAGAGCAAAAGCAGATCAACATAGAAAAAATATAAGGCACAGTCGATACGAATATTTTACAGGAAAAGCAGATCCTGATGTTTATATTGAGGAACCTTTTGGTAAAAAAATAAGAGATAAAGAAACCATGCAAAAATATTTGGATGCTGATGAAAAATTATCTGCTGCAGGATTAAAGGTACAATATTATGATGTTATGATTAAATATTTGGAAGATATTATTAAATCAATTCATAATAGAACATTTCAAATTAAAAATGCTATTGAGTATATGAAATTTCAATCCGGCATGGGGTAAATAAATATTAATGAGTATTCTTAATTATGCATGTCTGACATAGTAATTTCAAAGAAAAATGAAGTTTATATTAAGTTAGAGTGTGATGCTCATATTTTATATGAACTCCAAGAGTATTTTACTTTTGATGTTGAAGGGGCTAAATTTATGCCTCAAATGAGAAGTAAATATTGGGATGGTAAGATTAGGTTATTAAGTACTCATACTGGAGAGATATACGTAGGACTTTTAGATAAAGTAATTCAAAAAATTAAACTTCATAATTACACATATGAATTTAAAAATAATTCTTATTATGGTTTACCGTTTGAAGTTAATGATAATATTTCAGAACCAGGAGTAAAAGATTACGTAAATTCTATTTCAAGATTTAAACCAAGACCGTATCAGTTAGACGGAATATATACAGCATTAAGATATAATAGAAAATTACTTATAAGTCCAACAGCATCTGGAAAGAGTTTAATGATTTATTCTCTTGTTAGATATTATGTTGATAAGGGTGAAAAAATATTACTAATTGTTCCAACTACAAGTCTTGTTGAACAAATGGTAAAAGACTTTTCTGATTATGGATGGGATTCAGAATATAACTGTCACAAAATTTATTCTGGTAGAGAAAAAAGTACAAACTGTCCAGTAACAGTAACAACATGGCAGAGTATTTATAAATTACCAAAATCTTTTTTTGAAAAATATACTGTTGTAATTGGAGATGAAGCACACCAATTTAAAAGTAAGTCATTAGTTTCAATTATGACTAAACTTCATCATACTAAGTACAGGTTTGGTTTTACAGGAACTTTAGATGGATCTCAAACACACAAGTGGGTTTTAGAAGGACTCTTTGGGCCATCTTATAAAGTTACTCAAACTGCAGAACTAATGGAGAAAGGACATCTTTCAAAATTAGATATTCAATGTTTACTTCTAAAGCATAAACCAATAGTGTTTAATACTTATGAAGATGAAATTCAATTTTTAATTACTAATAATAAGAGAAATAATTTTATTAAAAATTTATCTTTAGATCTAAAAGGAAATACTTTAATTCTTTTTTCAAGAGTTGAAACTCATGGTAAACCATTGTACGAACTAATAAATAGCCATGTTAGTGGTGGTAGAAAAATTTTCTTTGTTCATGGTGGAGTAGATACTTCTGAAAGAGAAGCAGTAAGAGAAATTACTGAAACAGAAAATAATGCAATTATTATTGCATCTTATGGTGTATTCTCTACAGGAATTAATATTAAAAATTTACATAATGTAATTTTTGCATCTCCAAGTAAATCACGAATTAGAAATCTACAATCAATCGGAAGAGTATTAAGAAAAAGTAGTACAAAAACAAAAGCAAAACTATATGATATTTCTGATGATTGTACAATTAATGGTAAAAAAAATTATACTTTAAATCATTTAATAGAAAGAATTAAAATTTATAATGAAGAAAAGTTTAATTATGAAATAATTACAATCAATTTAAAACAATGATAGAAGACGACTTTTATGCAACATTAAAATTAAAAACAGGTGAAGAAATTTTTGCTAAAGTAATACCAACAGATGAAGATTATGAGAATTTAAAATTATTGATTACAAATCCAATTGTAATAAGTAATATAAGTTCTAGATCTGGAAGTAAAGTTGGATACAAAGTAGAACCTTGGTTAAAAACAACTAAGGAAGATATGTTTGTACTGAATATGAGCGACGTTCTTACAATGGCAGAATCTAGAGATGTAGAAATGATAATGATGTATCAAACATTTATTAAGAAACAAAATTCTAATAATAATATCCTTCCTTCAAAAAAACCTAATATGACTAGAAAGATGGGATATATCTCTGATGTAAATGAAGCAAAAAAGATATTAGAGAAAATATATAAAAGTCTCTAAGTAATCAAAGCTGTTTCATCAAACCTAACAAAGGCATTATACACAGAATCACTGGGTCTTGTCAAGTTGTTATTCTGAGAAAAGAGTGTTATAATAATCACATGGAGATATTAAAACTTTTTATATTAGAAAAAAACAAGATTAATCATGGCAAAAAGACAACAATCAGTTCATTACGTCAATAATAAAGATTTTCTTGACGCTATTATAGAATATAAAATAAGTGTAAAACACGCAGAAGAAAATGGACTACCTAAACCAAGGATAACAAATTATCTTGGAGAATGTTTTTTAAAGATTGCCAATCATTTATCATTTAAACCAAATTTTGTTAATTACATATTTAAAGATGATATGATCTCGGATGGTATTGAAAATTGTGTACAATACATTCATAACTTTAACCCAGAAAAATCTCAAAATCCTTTTGCATACTTTACTCAAATTATCTACTATGCTTTTCTTCGTCGTATTCAAAGAGAAAAACGTCAGTTAGATATCAAGAATAAGATTTTAGAGAAGACTGGATTTGATGAAGTTTTTGTTGACGACGGTCTAGTTGACGGAATGAACTATAGCGATTATAATTCTATCAAAGACAACGTACACTCTAAACTCAGATATTAATGCTAACTGCTATTATTACAGATCAACATTTTGGATGTAGAAAAAATTCTGAGTTATTTCATAATTATTTTCTACAGTTCTATGAAATCTTTTTTAAAAATATAGAAGATAATAAAATTAAAACTATTATTGATCTTGGAGATACATTTGACCATCGTAAGAATATTGACTTTGCCGCTTTAGATTGGGCTAAGAAAAATTACTATGATAGATTGCGAGATCTAGGTTGTACTGTATATACAATAGTTGGGAATCATACTGCATACTATAAGAATACTAATTCTGTAAATGCAGTAGATCTACTGTTGAGAGAGTATGATAATGTTAAGGTCATTTCAGAACCAACAGAACTTATTGTTGGAGGTCTACCTATTCTCTTCATTCCTTGGATTAACCAAGAGAATGAGTATGATACTTTGATGGCAATTAAGAAAACAAAAGCAAGTGTTGCTATGGGTCATCTAGAGATATCTGGATTCCAAGCATATAAAGGTCATGTAATGGAAGATGGTTGGGATAAAAACATATTTAAAAAATTTGATATTGTTTTTTCTGGACATTATCACACCAGATCTAATAATGGAA